GACAGCAAGCAAGAGTTGTGTTCAATGAGGCGAAGTGGCAGATCACTCAGTCGCCAGCGTTGTCAGGTGTATGCAAGGTGTATCGGGATGTGATTGAAGTTCCGTCTACCGGTGCAATCTATCGAGTGTTGTCTAGCGATGCGAAACTTCAACAAGGTTTGAACCCGTCGTGCGTGGTGTTTGACGAGTTGCACGTCCAGCGTGATAGTGAACTTTGGGATGCGTTGACGTTGGGTTCGGGTGCAAGAAAAGACCCAATGATTGTTGCAATCACAACAGCAGGTTTTGACTTGGACACAATCTGCGGACGGTTGTACAACTACGGCAAGCAAGTTATCTCTGGCGAGCGTGACGATGAGCGGTTTGGTTTCTGGTGGTGGGAAGCACCGGAAGGTTGTGCTGTTCATGACCGAGATGCGTGGGCGCAAGCAAACCCGAACTTGGCTGAAGGTTTGCTTGACATGGAAGACATGGAAGTCAGCATGAATCAGACGGCTGAGATTCCTATGAGGCGTTACCGTCTGAACCAATGGGTCAGACAAGAGGACTCGCCTTGGCTACCTGCTGGTGGTTGGGAGCAATGCCAATCAGAACTACAGGTTGATCCTGACTTGCCGATGTTTGTGGGGATTGACATGGCGTTGAAGCATGACTCGATAGCGGTGGTGTTGTGCCAACCTCAAGGTCATCGTCTGGTGGTTCGTGCGAAGATTTGGATTCCTGATGGGGCGATGACAGACATCGCAGCTGTCGAGCAATACCTGCGTGGCCTGCATCGTGAGTTCAATGTTCGTGAGTTTGCTTATGACCCAGCGTTCTTCCAGCGTTCGGCTGAGGCTTTGGCTGATGATGGTTTACCGATGGTGGAGTTCCCGCAGTCTGCGCAACGTATGGTGCCGGCAATTGGAACGCTGTATGAGTGCATTGTGAATCAGCAGTTGGCTCATGATGGCGATCCGATGTTTACCGATCAGGTGTTGTCTGCTGTGCCACGTCAGACCGATGCTGGGCTGAGGTTGTCTAAGGGTAAGTCACGTCGCAAGATTGACGCTGCGATTGCGTTGAGTATGGCTGTGGATCGTGCGACTCGTCGTGAAGAGGTAGCACCTGTGCCTGGTTTCTTTGTAGTCTAGGGGCATGCTTATTTTCCTGCTTGAAGTTTTCTCAATCCTGCTCATCGCTTATGGACTATTCTTGATAGCAATTCCATTAGGGCTAATTTTTGTTGGCCTGTCAGTTCTATTGTTCACGGCTGCTTACGAGCGTGGTCGGAAAGGTAAGTAATGTTGTCGAGACTGTTAGGTGATGGCAACGAAAGCCGAGCAATATCTACACAGTCATTGTTTGCGTTAGGTGACGGATTTAGTGTTACTACGAATAGTGGAACTGTTGTCACGGAAAAAGATTCGCTAAAGATTGAAGCGGTGTATGCGTGTGTGCGCATGATTTCGGATTCAATTTCCACACTCCCTGTTGACACGTATCTTCGTTTGGATGGGACTCGTCGCCCATTCCGTCCTCGCCCAATGTGGTTGGATGTTCCTGAGTCTGGTGTGACCCGTATCGAGCATTTCCAGCAGGTGCTTGTTTCTTTGATGTTGAACGGTAACTCGTTCACTCGTATTGTGCGTGACGATCAGGGGATTGCTGCGCTTGTTGTGTTGAACCCTCAGAAGGTTGAGTGCAGTCGTGATCGTGTGACTCGTCGCCCGATTTATGTTTTTGAAAGTCGTGATGTGATTCAGGCTGAGGACATGATTCATATCACCGAGCTTCGTTTGCCTGGTGAGATGCGCGGTATTTCACGCATTGATTTCATGAAAGAAAACTTGGGTCTTGCACGTGCGTTGGAGGAGTTCGCTGCACGGTTCTTCGGTCAAGGTTCATCAGCTTCCGGCATCATCGAGTTCCCTGGCAACTTGACCCGTGAGCAGGCTAAAGATTTGGTCTCAGGGTTTGAGGAAGGTCATAAGGGTTTGCGCAGGTCGCATCGTCCAGGTGTGTTGTTCGGTGGAGCGAAGTTCACCAAGACAACCGTTGACAATGATTCAGCACAGTTCTTAGAGTCACGTCGTTTCGCTGTTGAAGAGATCGCCCGTATCTTCCGTGTCCCTCCATCAATGCTGGGTGTGACTACGCCTGGTGCGATGTCGTATGCGTCGGTGGAACAGAACGGCATCCAGTATGTGACCCACACACTCAGGCCTTACATCGAAAAGATTGAGGAAGGATATTCCCGTCTGCTTGAAGGTCGTGCGTTCATGAAGTTCAATGTGGATGGTTTGTTGCGCGGTGACCAAGCGTCACGCTACACATCGTTCTCCACAGGTCTGCAGTCTGGCTTCTTGTCAATCAATGACATTCATCGTCTTGAGGACATGGCACCTGTTGACGGTGGCGATTCGTATCGTGTGCCACTAGCGAACGTGGACATCAATGCTGCGAACCTGGCTGAGATGCAGTCCAAAGCTGAGATTGCTCAACGGTTGATTTTGGCTGGGTTTGATCCGGCTGAGGTGTTGTCTACGGTTGGGCTTCCTGCGATTGCTCACACGGGTCTTCCTTCTAGCCAGTTGCAACAGATTTCTACGGTTGCTCCTGATGATCCTGCGTCTGCTTATCAGGTTGACTGATGCCGTTTTATAGCGGGCAAACATCTATCGGCACAGCTGCAACTGTGATTGATGGTGTGTTGATTGGGGCTTATGCCGGCAACCCTTACCGTCTTATCATTCACAACAACGACAACACGGATGCTGTGTACATTGGTGGTTCTGCTGTCACAACCACTACAGGCCTGATGATGGATAAGGGTGAGATGATTCAGTTAACTATTTCACCCACAGATTTGCTTTACGCTGTTTCAACTAAAGATGGTCACATCATGTCATGGTTAACGGAGTCAATCTGATGCCTTACTTTGTTTCTGACAAGAACGCTGATTGCGCTGGTTGGGCTGTCGAGAAAGAGGACGGTGAAGTGATCGGCTGTCACACAACGAAGCAGGATGCGATTGACCAGATGGTCGCTGTGTCTATTGCTGAGGAGATGGAACCAGGTGGTGAACGTGACGTTGATTTGGACTTGCCTGAATATATTAAATCCGCTGCCCGTAAAGGGTTGGATTATTACGGGAAGAAGTTAGCGGGTGCTGGCATTGTTGCTTCGACTGTGCGTGAGGCTCGTGAGATGGCTGCTGGTCGGATCACAGAAGACAAGGTGATTCGCGCTAACGCTTGGGCTGCACGACACATGGTGGATTTGGATGCGTCAAAAAACTCTGATTCCAATGATGAGGAGTTCCCTGGTGCTGGTGCGGTTGCATTCTATTTGTGGGGAATCAATCCGCTTGACCCTCAACCTGCGATGGATTGGTTTGCACAAAAAGCACAGGCCATCAAAGATGATGAGATGGAAGACGAGTTGGAGGATGAGGCTGAGGACGACACCGAAGATGAGGGTGACGATGATAGGTCGTTTGCGTTTCATCGCACCGGTGAACCTGAGTTTGGTAATGTTTCAGGTATGACAGAACAGGTTGAGACACGTCGCATCACATTCAATGACTTTGAGCTTCGTGCAGCCCAAGAGGGCAACGGCATGACGTTTAGTGGTTATGCAGCAGTATTCAACTCTGACTCTGAACCATTACCGTTCATCGAGCGCATTATGCCTGGTGCGTTCGCTAAGTCGTTGAAGTCAAGAAACAATATTCGGATGTACATGAATCATGATTCGTCGATGTTGTTGGCTACGACTAGGGCTAAGACTTTGCGTTTGGTTGAGGATTCTAAAGGTTTGTTTGTTGAGGCTGATTTGCCTGATACTACGGTTGGTCGTGACTTGTCGGTGTTGATGCAACGTAAGGATGTTGATTCGATGTCGTTTGGGTTTACGGTTCCTTCTGGTGGTGACCGTTGGTCTGATGATGGTATGACCCGTGAGTTGCGTCAAATCAAACTCTATGAGGTTTCTGTGGTGACTGGTTTCCCAGCGTATGCTGCGACTTCTGCATCGGTTCGTTCGTTTGATGCGCTTGCTACTCGTACCGGTATTGATGCCGATCAGCTTGCTGTGGCGATCACAGCGTTGGAAGCAGGTCAGACACTTGACCCGAACCATGCAGCGTTGTTGCGTGAAACGGTTGCGAAACTTGAGCCACAACCTGAAGCTGCTCCTGCTTCGCTTGGTGTGTTGGCGAAGCATCTTGAATTGCTGAAGAACTTCTAGTAACCTTTTCGTTACTGCGTCGAATGCGAGGAGCCTCCTTCGATGTTGCTGTGTACGGAGCCGTACCAGATTTGAGTTAAATC